GTCGCCGAAATTGATCCTCGTGAAGCCGCTATGCAGGACTTGATTAGGCGGGTAGAGGAGCTGCAGACTAAGGTTAACCATTTCGATACTGAGCGGATTAACCCTCTGCAAGCTGCTCTTACTAATATCCACAATCAAGAGACTGAGGCTCGCCGTACTTACGAAGAGCTTGTTAAGGAACTTCGTAGTCAGTATTCTGAGCGTCAGAAAGAATTGTACGATGCACGTAATGAGCGACGTGAGCTTCAGTATGAGCTTGAGAAGATTACTAGAGAGCAGTCTAACCTTCTTAAGTCTATGACTACAGAGAAAATGCTGAAGGACATCGAAGACAAGATTGACAATCTTATTATGGATGCGCCGTGGGGAATGTCGGCTCGCAATTATCAGCTGATTGACCTTAAGTATATGCTGGCAGCATTCGAGACTGGAAAGACTGGCGTTCTTAATGCTAATGATATGGGTCTTGGTAAAACCTTCGAGTCAATCATGTTGGATTATTGTCTGCAGCACCTCTTTCCCGCAAAGTACGATCGTATGCCACTCGTATTGTGGGTTACCACTCCTAGCCTTATTAAGCAAACCGTTCGTGAGATTAAGCGCTGGAACCCTGGGCGCAGAGTTATTCCGATTGAAGGATCTTGGAACAAGGAAGCGCGTGAGTTTGCAGCTAGGATGGCAATCGAAGAACTAGCTCTTGTAGTCTGTAACTATGAGCAGTTGAACACTAACAAAGTTCTTATGAACACTGAGTGGGACATCATCTTTGCTGACGAGGTTAGCAAGCTTAAGGGTGGAGCCAATCCGGGTAAGCCTACTAAGGTGTGGCTTAACTTTAAGCAACTCCTTTGGGAGACTAAGCCGGATCGGTACGGTGTTCCTCAGTACACTGACGCGTATGATCCTACTCCTAGGGCTAAGTTCTTCATTCCTCTGTCTGGTACTCCTATTCAGAACAAGCCAGGAGATATGTGGGCTTATCTTCATCTCTTTAAGCCTACTAGCTTTCCTCGCTTGAAAAACTTTGAGCGTGAGTATGCTTATGGTTGGCCTGACGTTAAGGTTAACTTTGAGCGACTGATTAATGTGATGTCTGATCAGGTTATTAGACGTAGTAAGAAGGATGAGCTTGATCTTCCTGCTAAGGTTTATGAGATGCGAGAGGTAGAGCTTAAACCTCAGCAGCGTAAGATTTATGATCAGATGAAAGCTGCATTCTTTGCATTCCTTGATGGTAAGGGTGAACAGCAGATTAGTGCCACTGTAGTCATCGAATGGATCATCAGGCTTTGGGAGCTGGCGCTGTATCCTGGTATCATCAAGATTTTTGATGAGGATATGAATCAGATTCCTGTAGAGTGCCAAGAGTCTGCTATTCTTGACGAAGCAGAAGACTTGATTGAAGAGATTGTTGGAGCAGAAGAGAAGACTGTTGTATTCTCAGCTTGGTTCAATGGTCCACTACATGAGCTTAAGCGTAGACTTGATGAGAAGGGAATTAAGGCAGCTCTGTATACTGGTGATCAAAATACTGATCAGCGAGACGCAGCGGTACAAGGATTCACTGAAGGTGACATTGATGTTCTACTATGTAACATGAAGGCTGCAGGGTATGGGCTTAACCTACAGAATGCAAGTCAAGCTATCTTCCTTGACTCATGGTGGAATCCCGCAGTTAATGAACAAGCAGAAGATAGGCTGCATCGTATGGGTCAGAAGGGAACTGTAGTCATTCACAAGCTTGTCGCACAAGATACTGTGTATGACTTCGTTATGAGTAAGGCAGCAGAAAAAGCAGAGATGAGCGCTAGTATTATGGAGTCTCGTGAGCTTCGTAAATCTAGCGATTGGCGAGACTACCTTGAAGGGATGATTTGATGGCATTCAAACTTTATAAATGGGATCAGAATCTACACAACCCTAATTCTGTAGGATATCGAGGTTTGTGCTCTACTTGTTACAGTAAAGCTACTTGGACTATCATCCTCTCTGTAGGTTACCAGAGAATTTGGGCACGATGCGATAAATGCCTTATTAGAGGATTGGATGCTGGGCGCAATCCTAAGGTGGTAAGCTGATGACTGATGAAGACATTAAAGAGATGGTAAGGAATCTCAAGTCATTCATCTCATCAGAGTTAGAAACTCTTCATGCTCGAATGGATTCTATGGAGTCTGGAGTTATGAATGAGCTTAGGTCCTTAGCTCGAAGAGTAGCTAGACTTGAGGAGACAAGGTAATGCCTAATTCCTGCCCCGAATGCGGTGAGTACGAATTCATTACTAAACCCGACGTAACAGAGATGTTTAGAGATTCACTCTATCCTCACAATGATATAGTGTGCGAGAATTGTGGATGGACAGGGTATGCTGATGATCTTAGTTGGACTGATAGTAAAGATAGAGACTAATGGATAACTGTACGATTTGTGGGTCGGAACGGCTTTTAGAAGGTCCGGCTTATGACAGAACAGCTTATAGCTGTCTCGATTGCGGCTCTCAGTTTAATCGTGAAGTTAGACGAGAGCCCGAGCCAGAGCAGATTTCGGTCGCTATTTCAGAGGAGGGCCTAAAATTTCCAGACGGAGGATTTAAGACTCCTGAGGAGGCAGCAGCGCATTTAGCAAAACTTAAGGAACTCACTAGGAATCTAAGTAAAACTAAAGAAGATCGACCTAATCAACCTAAGCGTAAGAAGCACCCAGAGTCAGATATTGATCCTGGTTTGGTCTATGCGGTATATCACTTCTATCAGAGAAGTGGCGAATCGTGGCAAGAAGTGCTAAGTTCTGGAAAGGGCGAAAGGGCTGTTAGGAATTTCAATACTCTCATATGGGTGCACAACCACACTGTAGGGCGAGGTTGTACGGCTACTTGCAGGGAGCTGCTAAGCGATGGATAAGTGTCATATGTGTGAAAAAAATCTAGATGAGTATGACGCAGTAATTCCTGTAAGGTCAATAGAACATCCCGGTAATAAGCTCCTCCTCTGTAGTAAGAAATGTTGGGATACTTACCAACTTCTAAAGAAGAGAGATACTTATGGGGGATAACATCTGCGCAGTATGCAATAGAAGGATCAGCGCCCATAGTCTAGAAGAAGTTAAGCAATGCACTGAACAGTGGGATTATGTTGAACTCGAACGAACAGCTAATGAACTCTGTATCTCCTGCGGAGATCCATCTGATATCGTTGATCCTGCTACTAATAATTACTATTGCCACGGATGCTTTATGTGGATGGCGCAACTTAACGACGAATCGAAAGATTAAAGGAATAAATGAAGTGAGTGATAAGACAGTTATAGTTTGGGTATTCGGAATTGTAGGAGTACTAATGTTTTGGGGACTTATCCGAGGTATTGCGCCTGAACCTAATGCTGAATGCGATAATACTCAATATTCTGGTCAATCATGCTAATGAGATTTAGTGGAGCGAATGCTAAGCAGAGACAAGAGAAATTTGATATATTAGTATCTGAAATGGGCGGATGCTGTGTTGAGTGTGGTTCTGATACTGATCTAGAGTTTCATCATTTAGACCCTAAGCTTAAGAAGTTTGACGTTTCGGGTAACTTAACTAGAACTATCAGTGTGCTGAGAGAAGAAGCTGAGAAGTGCATACTGCTTTGCTATAACTGTCACAGAGTAGCTGGCAGTAAGTATAACGTAAGAGTTGGTCATGGTTACGGCGCTTATATAGCAAAAAGATGTGATTGTGATATATGTAGGCAGTCATACTTAGACTATTATACTAGAATAAATAGAGCAAGAGGCAAAAAACCAAGGGCTGTAGCTAAACACGGCACTCGATCTATGTATACTAAAGGGTGTAGGTGCGATTTCTGTAGACAAGCTAATAGAGATTACAATTACTACAGGAGACACCCTAATGACTAGAAATGACGACAAGATTAAGGATTGGAGAAGTACTGGTAGAAAAAGGGCGAGAGCTGTTCTTCAAAAATTAGTACAAGAAGGCGAAAGAGATTACTGTTGCGCAGTATGTAAGTGGACGCCTAGTGAACAGAGTAGGTCTGATTCCTTAGACGTAAATCACAAGAATGGCGACTATAAGGACAATGATCCAAGTAATCTAGAATACTTATGTCGGACTCACCATTATGAGTATGACCGTAAGACTCGATTAGAGAAAGAAAAGACCGGGGAGCTAGACGATTACGGCTATGGAGAATACTATTAAGAGGTGCCTATTATCTAGGACCCAGAATGTTATTCGCCTACAGGGAAAGAATTTTATCTATCACATAAGAAATCCCTTGACACAGAAATCAGTATGTGGTAAGCTATACGTACCGCACAGCAAGAAAATGACTTACACAGAACTTCATAACGCAAAGGGCATAGCGAGGCTTTGTAATGACTGTTACTCAAGGGAGTAAAGTTTACTGTCAATGCAAAGATAAATACTCAGAATTTTATGGTTTAGTTGGAGCCGACGAAACAAAGAAGAACACCATACAGTGGGTTCACTGGCCTTGTGGGAAACCAACAGAGATGGTGTGGCGCGAGTGGCTGGCACCTTGTGCCATTTGCTTGTCCCTCTTTTCCTCCCCTTGGAGCATCGTCTGCAAGTCCTGCCACCGTGAGACGGGCTCGTCTGATCCGTTTCATGGGTGGGCGTGGGCCCGAAAGCAGGACCAAGAATTCCGCAAGAAATTGCTTGACTCCTCTCTACGCCTTTGGTATCGTGAAGGAGTCGGGACGGAGACCGGCGGGCCGGTCACGCCCCAAGGACGCACCCCGGAATAGCAGAAGTAAAGCGAAACACCAAATTAAAAATAATAAACAGAAAAGGAAATAAATAAAATGAGTATGACTGAAGCTTCCCCCATGAGTGACCCGCAGGTTAGTGCAATGCTTGACAAGCTGCGTGAGATTTCTGCTGAAGTTAAGCAGATTGACGCAGAGATTGGTGATAGCGGTACTGGCCCTGTTGCTCAGCGTAATCGTATCGCTAACCAGTATGTTCAGCAGTATGCTGCTGATCCTAACTCTGATGTTAATCGTTTCGTTAACCAGATGGTTGAGATTCTTTCTAAGCCTGATGGTTTTTCTGAGAGTGACGAGAAGTTGACTGCCGTTGTTACTCTTCTTAACGACAGGCTTTCTAAGGGCCCTGGTACTCGGGTTACTGAGTTCCTTAAGAAGCAAGTTGATGCGCAGCCTCAGCAGACGTCGACTGTTAGTGACGAGCGTAAGCAGGAACTTCTTTCTCGGCGCAGTAACATCGCTAACATCTTCAAGCTTCAGAATGAAATGCTGAAGTACTACGGTGTTACCGAACTTCCCGCCGACATTGAAGTTCCTACAGTTCGCCGTGGCGCCGTTGGACCTCGGGTTAAGCTCAACAAGGAATACCAGTATTTTGTTGATGGAAAGATTCGTCAGCTTAGTGATGACGAGGGCAACAAGACTAACCCAAGCCTTAGCTACATTGCTACTACGGTGACTAAGGATCTTAACTGGAAGACGAAGGAACTTCGCGATTACATTGTCGAGAACGTTAGCGGGGCTTCGGTTTCCGAGGACGGCTCTACTGTTAACCTTCCTGACGAATGGGAAGTTATGCTTCCTGCTCCGGTTAACAAGAGCCTGCGTGGTGTCGCAGCTACTGTTACTAACTCGAATGCCGTTGTCGATGATTCTGACGACGACGATGACGAGGGTAACGGTGAGGAGTCTAGCGACTTCCAGATGTAATAAGTTCCTACAGGGAGAATTGGCGGTTACCCCGAAAGGGATATCGAAAGTCACCTACCAACTCCCTGTAGGATAAACTTTGACTCTGCGAACGACAACGAAGTCCAGTAGAGTCAGCGGGGTTTCTAGTATACTCGGCTAAACAGAGGAACTAGGCGTGCGGGTTGGTGTACGGAACACACTAAGCTTGTTCGGGCTTAGAGTTACTGGTTCGATTCCAGTACCCGCAACTATTAATCTCTCGCAATAGAGTTGGGTGCGCTGAGCAACGTGTCAAGGAGCGCATACTCGGGTAGGTAGAGTATCTAGTTGCCGCTAGATTGGGTCTATTGCGGGAGTAGTCCTACAGTAAGTACGTTATGCCCTTTCGGCTTACTGTAGGGAGAGAGTAAGAGTTGAGCGCGAAGTTCCCCCACGAGAAATTTTGCGATCCTCTTACTCTCAAATTCTGGCCCCTGTGGTGGAACGGATATACACAGTTGGCTTAAAACCAACCGCCTAAAGGCATCTCGGTTTGAATCCGAGCAGGGGCACTTATGAGAGTATATGGACCTTATTTCAGAAAAGACGGAAGACAGCACGTTGTTATAGTTTATGGCGACGGTAGTAGAAGAACAGTATCCTACCCTAAGTATTTGATGGAGCAGCATCTAGAAAGAGAGCTAGAATATGATGAGACTGTTCATCATATTGATGGAGACTTTACCAATAACGCTCTAGAGAATCTGCAAGTCCTAGATAGAGTAGAGCATCGTAAGCAAGACGCTAAGAAAGCCGAAATAGGTAACTACGTATGCGCTAATTGTGGTACTGAATTTAGGCGGCCTGTATCTATTGTTGTAGCCAATCAACTAACGCAAGAAAAAGCAGGACCCTTTTGTTCTAAAAGATGTTCTGGAACTTATGGAACTGACGTTCAGAATAATAGGGCTTGATTACAAGGCAGAGTAAGTTATTCAGGAAAACTACTACAGTCCAGTGAGTTTGGTCTTGAAGGTGCACCGATTCACTGGCAGGTTACGTACATGGCCTGTTCTCCCTGTAGGAAGAGCGTTCGATCCGCTCCTCTGCCACTTGACAAACTAAATTGAATCTGATAGGATACCCCCATGAGTGATGATATACCTACATATTCCCATTCACAGTTGGGAACTTGGAGCAGATGCCACTTCAGTTGGTACTTGAACTATGATCAAAAGTGGCAAACTCTTGAGACTAAGAGTTACTTTCTAGAGGGTAATATTGCGCACGACCTTCTAATGTTTTATTACAAAAATATCCCCTTGACAGGGCACGCTGAGTGTGTTAGGCTAGTGAAACAGCGGGTCGGGGAGTACCAGCGTAGCGCGGGCTCAGACGAGCAGAAGCTAGCGATGGTAGTTAAAGTAGCCAAGATGATTAAGATGTATCTTGAAGACTTTGTTCATGACTATGATCAGCAATGGGATATTCTAGATGCTGAGAAGCATATCAAAGCTCTCCTAAAAACTCCTAAGGGCAGAGAGTTTTATCTTGAGGGATATGTAGACTTACTGGCAAGAGAAAAGTCTACAGGTAGATTGTATATTTGGGATCATAAGACTCACAACAAGAATCCTTGGACTGAGACTATGCTTCTTATGGACTCCCAGACTCCGCTGTATGTAGCTGTACTTAGATATGGTATGGGTATTCCCATTCACGGATCTATCATTAATCAGCTTAACAAGTACGACTACAAGACTCCTCAGACAGTTGATAAGTATTTCAGACGTGATTCTATTTATCACAACGAATCTGAGCTAAAGTATCGTATGCTGGAGCTTGGTAGGGCTGTGGATGAGATAGAAGACGCTAAAGAAGAACGTCTCTTCAGAAGAAACATCAGCAAAGAATGCTCTGGTTGCTTCTACCAAGACCCCTGCTTGGCTCTTATGAAGGCACCAGAACTTAATCTTGATTCTGTAATGGCAGTAGACTTTATCAAGAAACAGCCTAAGAAGGTACTCATTTGAGTGACGCATTCGATCTATCAACCTTCGCCAAAGACATTAGCGAATCAGCTAAGTATCTGAAGATGCTAGTCTACGGTGATCCTAAGGTTGGAAAGACTACCTTCGCAGGAACAGCTCCTTCCCCACTGTTCCTTACAGTTGAACCTGGCACAGTAGTCCTCATTAAGAATGAAGAGAACAGAGCTAGGTTCAAAGATACAAAGACTCTTGATCTTAAGAACATTACAATGTTCAATAGGATCATTAGTGCTTTACGAGAAGGGCAAATGCCTGATCGTAAGACCATTGTTCTTGACTCACTTACTGAATTCCAGCACAGAGTCTTGATGCAATGGAGTGAGCACGCTATGAAAACAGGGCTCACTAAGCTAAACAACCCATACGCTCCAGAATGGCCTGAGTACAATTCAGTAACTAATATTCTGAAGAAGGCCATGTGGGAGTTTAGGGATGTTGAGAGACATATCATCGTCATCGCTCACTGTAGGGATGATGCTGATAAGTCGTCAGGAGGGATGCGCATTGATAGACCAGCATTAATGCCAGCTCTAGGAAGTACGCTTACAGCAATGTTCAATCATGTAGGTTATATGTTTATGGAAAACGGGATTCCTAAGATGAGAGTCGAAGCTTCCCCTACAGTAGTGGCGGGCTCTCATCTTTGGGACGGACCTCCTGTAGTGGAGAATCCAACGTTTGATATGTTTAACCCGGAAAGGGCAGATGGTGACTGATCCGAATGAAGTTCTAGAATTTGATTTTGAAGGTGTTGAGCCTGCTACTTTCTCTGGCAGAGTTGCAATGCCTAAGGGTGAGTACAACCTTCAATGTACTGCAATTCGTAAGTATTTCAAGGGCGATAAAGGTGGAACTGTTCCGGGACAGCAGGATAAGCCTGGTCTTGAGTTTACGTTTGCAGTAAACAACCACCCTGATTACACAGGACAAGAGTTTAAAATCTGGCATCCTTTGAGCCAGGAAGCTAAGCCTTTCCTTCTTAACACTCTTACTTGCCTCATCCCTGAATTTAACTGGCAAGCAAACGGTATTAGAGTTCCTCTCTCCCAGCTTATCGAGAAGGGACGCGGCCGTCCTTGTAACGGTTATATTGAGTGGGAGATTAACGTCTCCGAGAAGGATGATCGTAAGTACGTTAACAATCGACTCCAGAACGTCAAGCCATTTGATCAGAGCATCACTCAGCCGATGCCGACTGAAGGTAATCCCCCTACTGTAGTAAATGAGTCTGCTTCCCAAATTACAAAGCAAGCTGCTAGTGGGGTTAGTAAGGAAGAAGTTAATCAGTTCCTTGGTCAATGGGATCAGAGTACAGGGACGCCTGCTCCTGCTCCTTCCGAGAGCAACTTCTTTAACGATCCTTTCTAATCATCAGCTAGTAGGCAATAGCTCTAACACCTAGCAACTTCCCCCTAGGTGTTAGGGCTTTTGCCATTTCTGAAAGGGCATTTGGGGAGTGAGTGCCGAAGCAGAAGTCCTGCTTGATTTTTACAAGACTATATGGCGGGAAGAAAAAGGGCATGTATACTTAGCTCTCAAAGACCCCTCAAAAGAAAGAACTGAGCCGGGCTACTGGAACCAAAGGTTCTTTGAATGGCCTACAGATGCTCAGACAATCGTACAAACCACAATTAATGAACGTCAGCGATATGACGTTTATTTTGCGCCAGCCTTGTTCCGGGAACCTAGTTCCAAAAAGGAGCATGTTGCTGGCGCTTTTTGTTTTTGGCTTGAATTCGACGGCAACCTCCCTGTAGATTTAGGCGAAGTCCCGAACCCTACAGTAATCGTTCAAACATCCACAGAAACGCATCAACACCTGTATTGGTGTTTAGATCAGATAGTGGAGGTTGATCGAATTGAGCAAGTTAATCGTGCCCTTGCTTATCAGCTCGGGGCTGACACTTCTGGTTGGGATGCTAATCAAGTTCTTAGACCTCCTCTTACCCTCAATCACAGAAAAAGAGCGCAAGCCAAGCTAGTAGTCAAGGGTGATAAGTGGTTAAATTCGGTCGCATTCTCGAATGAATATGCTAAAAATTTACCACCGAAAATTGAACTGAATGGACAGCTTCCAGCTTTACCTGAAGTTATCAGAAAATATTCATTCGACCGCAAAGTTTGGGAGCTGTTTACAAAGGGCGTAAAGAACGATAGATCAGCGGGGTTGATGGCGCTAGGCTATCACCTTGCTGAAATGAATCTCACCAATATAGAGATATTAGCTCTCCTCCTTGATGCTGATAAGAGGTGGGGTAAATTTAAAGGGCGAGATGATCAGCTCAAGAGATTAGGTGAGATTGTCACTCACGCTAGGACTAAGTACCCTTATAGGGTAGACACAGATAAGAACGAAACTGCTCTCGTTGCTATCGGTGACTTAACCCTTCGTTCTACAGAGGTAAAGGTAGATTGGCTAGTCAATGGTCTTCTGCATCAGACAGGGTACTTGCTTTTAACTGGGCACACTGGCGTTGGCAAGAGTCAGTTTTGTGGCGATCTCGCAAACCATTTAGTACTTGGGCAAGACTTTTTAGGAAGAGAGGTTACTACAGAAAAGCGTGTGCTGTTTATCTCGTTAGAGATGGGTCTGGTAGAATTAAAGTGGCTTCGGGGAGAACAGCTCAAGAACTTGTCAGAGCAGGATATAGCTACTTTAGACAAGAACCTTAAGTTCCTCCCTGTAGGATACCCCATCTATTACAACCGAGATGAGAATCGCAAAGCTCTTGAAGAGCTTATTCAAAAGGGCAGCTTTGATGTAGTAATCTTCGATAGCCTTGGCTCTATGACTGAGCAAGAGCTATCTAAGGAGACAGATGCGAAGCTTCTTATGGATTGGAACGACCATCTGCGCGTTGAGTTTGGTATTAGTACTATTATCATTCATCACCATAGAAAAGCACAGACTGGCAACAAGCGGCCTAATTCGATTGCCGATATATACGGCTCTCATTACTTTACTGCTCGGGCTAGTACTGTTATGACCTTATGGGACCCAAAGAAGTCTGGCCTTATTGAAGTGTCGTTCCAGAAAATGCGTATGTCAGCGCCAGAGAAGCCTTGGGCAATTCAGCGCAAGGACGATTTGACTTTCCAAAAACACTCTGGTAGAATAGATATGATCTACGATGACACCGATAGTGATGTCGATGTAACTGATGGAGCTACAGAGATCGTCGAGGAATTTGAACTGTGACACTCATCGACAAAACTAAGTTTGAGCGAGCATTAGAAATCATTGCTCAAGCTGAAGAAATTGCTATCGACTGCGAAACGTACTGGACTAAGTCATGGGAAAATAAAAGGATAATTGGAGTAAGCATATATGGAGAAGCTCTGGGGAAGCGCTTTAACGGATACTTTCCGTTCAGACACGAATGGGAAGAAGTCGAAAACTTACCTTATGATTATTTGGAGAGACTCACAGAGAAACTCAATGTCGTCCCTAGCCATACTTTCCACAACGCGAAATTTGACCGCCAGCGATTTGTTTTGGAGGGCTTGCGGCTAACTAGTACCTTCTTCTGTACTATGGTAGCAAGCCACATGCTAGACGAAAACTCTAGTCATGAGCTTGAAGACTTAGCTGAACATTATGGCATTGATCCTGATGCTAACAAGCGTAAGCAGCACTTGCATGACTTACGGGAACACATTGTATGGCATAGAATTCCGTCTGAAGTCATGGTGCCTTACGCTTGTGGTGACACTCGTAATACTTGGCATCTGAAGCGTAAACTTATTCCTAGATTAGAGAAGCAAGAACTCATGCGTCTGTGGCCTACAGAGGAATCATATTCTGATTGCCTTATGGAAATGGAAACTGTAGGCATTCCGATCGACTGTAATAAAGCTGAGCGCTTAGCTGATCAGTGTACTAAGCGTATGGTGGCAATAAAAAAGGAGCTTGGCTTTGATCCAGCCAAACCCCTACCTTTAGCACTTAAGTTGTTCAAGGACTTGAAGCTCCCTATCTATGAGATAGGTAAGCCGAGTAAGCAGTTTCCAAAGGGCAGACCTAAGATGGACGAAAGTACATTCGTCAAGCTAGCTAAGGATGTTAAAACTCCTGAAGCTAAGGCAATAATGGATCTAGTTCTGGAGTTTCGTGGGCTCCAGAAAGCTAAGTCTACCTGGTACGTTGGCTGGCCTGAATTAGTAGATTCAAAAGACAGACTTCATCCAAGCTTTCAACAGCATGGGACAGCTACTACTAGGCTTTCTTGTAACACACCTAATGTGCAGCAGATCCCTCGTGAAGAGGAATTAGAGGGAGAGATCCCTTTAGATAAGCAAGTCAAGAAGCTACTGACTGCACCTAAGGGTTATGAGCTTTACGAGTTGGACTATAATCAAGTAGAATATCGGCTTGCTGGGGTTCTCTCAGGAGACCCTGTTATCCTCGATGCTTATAGAGCGGGCAAGGATATGCACTCGGCAACCGCTGAGAGGTTAGGGCTAACTCGTCAGCAAGCTAAGACTACAAACTTCCTTTTTATCTACGAGGGAGGTCCTGGCAGGTGGGCTGAAGTATTTGGGCAGCCACTAGATAAAGCTAAAGAAGTCTATGCAGAGTATCATAGAGTGTATCATGTTATGTTCAAGTTCGCTGCTAGAGTAAATGCGACAGCGGGTCAACGAGGCTACATAAAACTTTGGGATGGACGGCGCCGTCACTTCCGCTTCGCTTTCGAGACTAAGAAAGCTTGGAATAGTTATGTTCAGGGTGGCGCAGCGATCCTAATAAAACACGGAATGACTAGGATTCATAAGGACCAGACACTCTTATCTAAAATGGTAAGCCAAGTTCACGATTCTATCTGGTGTTTAGTACCTGAATACGCAACTCACACTGAGCTAAAGAAGATAGCCGAACACTTGGAGTGGCCTTCTCGTGATCCTCGGTTTAAGATTGATTTCCCTGTAGAGGTTAAACGATTAGTATGATATGCAACGTTGAAGGGTGTAATAAAAAGGCTAGAGCTAAAGGGCTGTGCCGATCGCATTATATGAAGCAGTACAGGTACGGTGATCCCCTGGCACCTAAACCTAAACACAGGTATAAAGGCACCTATAATGAAATAGGGCATAATTATAAGGACGGCAGAACAGCTCATCCTCTATACTATAGATGGAAAGCAATGATTAGAAGATGTAACGATCCTAATGATGCATCTTATTGGTCTTATGGAGGAAGAGGAATTACTGTTTGTGAAGAATGGGAAAATGATTTCTGGCAGTTCGCAACAGATATGGGCCCGTGTCCTGGTGGATTTGTACTCGACAGAATAGACAACTCCGATGGATACAAACCATCCAACTGTAGATGGACCGATAGAATAACATCTAGTAATAACCAAAGAGGTAGAAACGAATGAATGATCACGCCTCTCATACTGAGCGTAAGAAGCTAACTGAGCATCTTGAATGGCCTAGTTATGATGAGCGATTTAAGATTCCTTTCACTGTAGATTGGACTAGGCTAGCATGAATAATGAAGAACTGTATTTTCATCTAGACAATATCGCTCATCACTTATACCAACATCTTGAAGAGACTGGTCGTTTCAATAGACATAGTAATCCTGTCTTACCAGCAATATTAGAAGAAATCTACAAACCTCTCGTAAAGCGTATGCAGGATGAGCATAATGCAGAAATGAAATTAGCTCTTGAAAAAATTAGGCAGCTTGAGGTAGAAGTAGTAGCGGCTAGAGATGAATCCGCCTACAGGGTGGCTGGAGAAGTGAACGGTAAGATTTTATACGCCAGAAAAGATGGGATTGATGGCTAAATATCGCAAGAAACCTGTAGTAGTTGAAGCTCGACAGCTAACAGATGATATGTCTGTGTTTGAAGAAATAGCGGAGTGGGCTGGTGCTGATTATGTGTGGGATGAGGATGGTCCTCCCTATATGATTATCAATACCTATGAGGGCGATATGAGAGCTATGATAGGAGACTGGATCATCTGCGGCATCAAGGGCGAGTTCTATCCCTGTAGGCCTGACATCTTTGAAGCCACTTATGAACGAGATTACATAGATGAAGATTAGAGTTTGGTTTCCAACTAGAGGTGCTGCTGGACCTACCCACAACCACTACGATTATAAAGTAGAAGGCTGGGAGATAACTAGTGGTGGGGTGCTTCTTATATACGAACAGCCAGGAAAGATACAGTATTGGTTTAAAGACTGGTCATGGGCTGAGAGGATAAATGAACTTCAAGAAGAAGATCAGCAAGCTTAGTATAGAGTACGAAGATGGCACTACTTTTTTACATGAAGGAGGAGTCCATAACGCTTCAAGTAATTGGAGAACTAACAAAGGTAAGATTTATGCTGAGTGGGAAGAGCATGTAATTACGTTCCACAAGGAACCTGTAGTTCCCGAATACTTAAAGGTAGCCGTCCCAAAGAAGGAAGAAATAGCACCGGAAGAGAAAAAGCTAGATGCAGACGAGCTTCGTAAGAACCCGCTCTTCGCTGGAATTGCAGATAACAAAGTCTTCTACAGGAAACCTCCTGTGGAGTGGGAAGACTTCTTCGGAGAATGGATAACTAAACCAAATGGACACTCTTAGAGAAGCGACTCAGAAGGATTTACCAAAAGGTGCTGAAGCTCAATGCGTACTATGCTGGAGAATTTTTGGAAGTGATTCTACTTGTGAAAAGCACAAGCCTTATAAACTTCCAGTAACTACTGAATGCAAAGATCCAATTAGTATTGGCCTAATTGCTAAAGAACGGAGGGGGCTACGGATTTGGGCCGCTCCTCCTTCAGAACGTATGGCGCTTTGGCTAGAGTCTGTGGGAGGCTCTGAGGCGAGCAGCGCAGGCTCTGAGGTCGATCCCAGTGAGCGCCCCGGAGCCGAGTGGGGCCTCGACGGATTCTGACACTCGGTGACAGGTTAGTAAAGCAAGGATCGAATTACATTGCTAGAACCTCCTAAGGAAATACTTGCTATTGATCCGGGTAAGCATTGTGGCTACGCAAGATTCGTGAATGGTTTACAAGTAGAGGTGGGGACTCTGCATGACGAAGAACAAATCTGGCCCTGGCTTATTAAGCAGAATCCTGGCCTATTTGTTGTTGAGGACTATAAAATCAGGGACGAAAGACACAAGGGCTTTGACCATAGTTTTCAATCCGTCTTCCCCGCCCAAGTTATCGGAGCTATCAAATTCTATGCAGCTATACGAGGAATCCCAATCTGTCTCCAGCAACCAACAATCAAGTCCGCAGCTAGTGCAATGGTAACGAAGCAGCCTTATCAGAAGCGAGCTAACAAACATTACTGGGATGCCTTCTTGCATGGAGCGTATTACATTAAGAAGAATAATCTAAAATATGAATGAGGAATCAACCTATCTTACGAAGGAAAAATTAATAGCAGCTTCTAAGAAAATAGAAGAGGACAGTAGACATCTTAATCCGCATCAGCCATTAATACTGCATCCTCAACAGTATGCTGAAGCCAAGCGTAGAGGATGGATTACACAAGAAGGCCACCTTGACTGGGCCAAAATTGTAGAGGATATGAAAAAGGAGATATAAATGAAAAAGCTAGCCGCCACGATTATCGCAGCGACCAGCCTTATTCCTACAGGAGCTTTAGCAGACCACGAGTATGAAGAGCGCTGCGGCCGTTACGGTTGCAACGAGTACGATTATGATTATGGCAATCGTGGGGATAATTCTCGGGGACGGGAACGAGGAGCGTTTTCTCCTGGTCCTTTTGACCGCTCCCCTGTTGACTTTAGCGGCTCTTGCATCAGCCTTAACTGCTCAGGAAGAAAAGATCGTCAGGAGGAGCAGCCGCCCGAATGACTAATACTCCAGGCTACGACCATAAGCATGATTTAAACTGCACTTGTAATGATAAACTTTGGGATGCACCAACTAACGCCCAGCTGGCTGAACGTGTTGACGGATTAGAGCACCAATTACAAGGTTTACGAGAACTACTATCAGACCGATTTGCTCTGCATCTAGATCAAGCCCAAAAGTTACAGCAAGAGCTAGAGCAGATGCGAGAATCTCTCCGTACATTGTCGGCTCGGGTCGACCGGTTGGAGATGGTAGACGTGAAAGAAAAGTTAACGTCTTACCAAGCAATCCAAGAGCCATCTAATCCCTCCCAGGAGCCCTAACAAAGCCGCACTTAGTTAAGATATCACTACGAGTCTGAGCATCAGGACCAGTAAAGATTTCAGTTACAAAGCAAGTAATAGAATCCCTGAAAGGCCTTTGATTTTCTTCATACCTGTCGATCTTAGTCTTAACTTCGCCCTGGTTTCCGACTACGATCCATTGCCCCAGCAGCAAAAGAAAAAGCAGAGCTGCTACAGCGATCTTGAAAAGAAGGTCACGAGTTTCTCTTAGATCAGTACCATTATGGGGCTGAGAGACTTTATTCACAGCAGACTCAATAGCTACCTTAAGAGGGTCTACTCTGCGTCTTTCCGTACCATCCCAGTCTCCGGTATCCATCTCACTAGCAGGAATTCTAGAAGCTGGAGTGTCTACTACAGGAGGGGTTGTGGGAAGATCTTCCATTAATGCCTCCCTAAGACAGTGATGGCTAGGAAAATGGCTTGAGAGATAATACCTAAGAAAGCGCCCACTAATAACTTGACTGCTGCACTCAAGCTGTTTTCTAAATCTTCTAACCTTTTGTTCATGGCTGCAACTTCAATAGTATGCGCTGCTTTCTCCGCCGCATACACGTCAGCGCTAACTACCCTGGCATCCATTCTATCTTCTAATCTTTGAACTCTCCTAGATATCTCTTGAATGCTTGGCGTATAGTCTGTCATTGTCACGGGGTGGGGTCCTCGCTCCTTCCATAAAACTTCACCTTCTCCGGATCTCCATAAGCGTGGACTTCTCCTGTCTTAGTACCGAAAATGTAATAGCCAGTACAAAAGCCATTAGAGTCAACGATTGGATGAAACGAGAGAGGTCCTTCAATGTCGTGAAGATCAGGATTGCCGGCCACAGGAATCTCCCAAGGTTGACGAATTAAAGGAAGCATTGCATACAGATTCTTACCAGGACAGAGATTGCTAGCTTCTTTATCTCTATGACCAAATAGCTCGTAGTTAGGGAGTAATACGCCTCGCTCAATAAGGGACAGAATCAACCATTGATTAGCTTCAAGCTGAGCTTTGGTAGGATTACGTATTTCATAATTACCAATATGAACTACACCGAAGCTGTTGCTGTTCTGACCTCCAGTATGCGCACCTCGTTGAAGCCCACAGCCTTCTAAGATATCTCCATTAGGATGAATAGCATAACTATAAGAGAATTGACCAAACCTCTGTAAGCCAATAGTCTCGACAGTTCGCATATCCTTATATGGATCATCTGTAGGGTCTGTGACTGAGTGGTGTACGTATACCCTCTTAGCAGGCAATACCATAGCTGCCCTAGGTAACGACCTAGGATTAGCTCCCCAGACTGTACGAGCGATGATCATTGGCCTAATGCCTTCTTGCGGGCCTTCTCTCGAATGCCTCGAATAATAGCTTGAGTCTGATCCTCTTGCCTTCTAAGTTCTCCAGCAACTTGACCTGGAGTAACTTCTTGAATACCTAAACCGCTAATGTAGTTGGCACTCTTCCAAGATAGAGGATCTTGCTTCCCTGTAGCAATATTGTAGATGTTGCGAAGCAAAGGGTTTTGACCAGCAAAGTATTGACCAGCTGGACCAGCATTAGCTCCTGAGAATACCTGCTTACCTGTAGCTCGCTCAAAGGGAATACGAATAGCAGGAGTAGCTTGACTAGCGAAATTCTGCCAGAGGCCTTGCTCTCCACCTTCAATGTATCGTGAGATATCGTGGAAGGGAAGAGCGGGTACCCAGTAAATACTATTCTTTCCTTCGCCTTCGCCTCGTAGCCTGATAGGTGCCATCTCTTTTAGCCATTTCGGTACTGTATCCAAGTCACCGAAATTGGCGTATCCACCCTCATCAGTTCCCATAAATCTTTGAATAGCAGCCTGTCCCTTAGGAATGACTGCGACTCTACCAGGACGCATAGCAAGAGCTTCAATTTGAAGAGGGATATTCTTTCTACTCCAAGTATAGAAAGGAATAGCTCTCTTCATTACGTTGCGCTCAAAGTCCGTGACGTCACCGTAGTCGATGTTCCATTTACGAACCCGAGCAGCAGCCTTGCTAGCAGCCTCTCTTAAATCATCTAAGTTTTTAGCTTTAGACCCCTCCTTCTTAAGAGCATCAATGAAGTGAGCCATTCTCATATACTCTTCACGAGCTTCTGAGACTTGGTTAACCTTTCCTCTAAGACCTTTAATTAAACTAGTCTCATTTCCAAGAAGCTCTGTTGAAGTGAAACCAGGCTTAGCTCCAGAATTGACATTGAGCTCTTTAAGAAGATTGCGATCGACAGTTACGTTTCCTACACGAATCTTGAAGCCATCGTCCTTGCCCCATAAAGCTCGACTAGCTTGCTGATAAGGGATAGGAGAATCGACTCCATCCACAAAGTTATTCCATGCGTCACCAATAGTGTTACGAATATGGTGACCTGGGTTCATACTAGTAGCGCCAAACTTCCAATAGTTCTGAGCTTTATCAAAGACCCTGATAAATGAGTTATAAAGCTCATCATTGTCATGAGCATCTTCAAGAGTCTTAAGGGACCTGGCAATGTGCTCAGGGAAAACAGTATCCTTAGGAACATAAGGCGAGTCTACTTTAACTAAATCAGAGCCTTGCTTCTTAAGACGAGTAGCTTGCTTACTACCAACTTTGATGCCGTACTCTTTGACTACAGCATCAACGTAGTTAGCTCTAGCTACAGCTTGATGGTGCCGACCGATACGCTTTGCTAAGATGTCATCAATAGCTTCTACCGGCTTAAGACCGGCAGCCTTAGCCTCACGTAAAGATGACAAAGACCTTTGCTTAGTGAAGCCTGGAGTTTCTGGGCCTACAGCAAGTCTACGAGCGTTCTTGAACTTCTGCCTGAGAGCTTTATTGCCGCCTTCATAATAGTGATAAACGTAGTTATCGAGAAGGTAATCATCAGCAGTCTTTCCGCCTTTAGCTCGGAAGACGTTTCTAGAAACTTCGCCTTCACCCATAGTACGGAAAGCATTAGTAGCAAACTCCTGGTAATCTCCCATATCTTTACCGGCGGCAGACGTTAAGCCTCGAAGATCCGTTCCGTCTTCGATAGCGTGGGAGAGCATTACCTTCTCTTCTTTGGTGAGGTCCTTAAAGAAGTCTCTCATAGACTTCATTTCTTGCTCAGCATGAGCGATACCCTTAAGCTCGACTTCTCGCCTAAAGCGATTAGTCAGCTCAGGGAACTTAGCGGCATTGCGAAAAGCTAAGTTAAGGTTCTTACCTACCTCTGTAGAACCAACAACCTTACCTAGATTAGCCATGCCGTTGTAAATCTTGGTAGATTCAGCAACAGTTTTTCCAGCAAATTTAAGTTGAATCTTACCAGGCTGGGCTGCAATAGTGTCAGCCATCGCAGCCTTTCCTACAGTGGAACGAGCTTCATCGAAAATCTCGTTCCTCTTCTCTTGCATAACCTTGGCAGCCTTCTTGTCTGCAGACTTGGCTACATCTTCAGCAGTCTGCATTTCGCCAGACTTTTTCTTAAAGGCTCCTCTCTCAAGACGAGCCAATCTGGCGTTTTCTCCAGCCTCCAGAACCTTCTTAATAGAGTCAGCATTCTCTACTACTTCTACAGCAGCACGCTCTCCGGCTACTCTAGCAGCTCCCTTACCTGCACGAGCAGCTACTCCAATGCCAGTATAAGTAAGTGGATCAAAAGCAATAGAACCGGCGAGGCCAGCGCCAGCCCTAAGATTAAATCTGTTCTCCCTAATAGGTTTAGATAAAAGAGAGTTAGGATCAGCAATAGCAGCGCGATTAAGAGTTTCACCGAAATCAGTCTTATGCTTTCCCGCTAATCCTCCAGCAATTCCTCCAAGAATGTCTGTTGCTGCGTTCTTTCCTTTTCTTGGATTTGCCTCTCCTACATGCTCAGATGCTCGTGCAAGACCCTCACTGACGCCATACAGTGGACGACTAATAACATCAAAAATACGACTAAGAATAGAGGGACCACCTTTCTTAGCAGTCCCCCCCAAAGCTTGAGCTCTCATTTGACCAGCGTGAACCTGTTGTTTCAGGCGCTGGTTTTTTGTTTGCTCAATAAGCTTATTGATATCGACTGCCATTTTAAATCTTTGTCCCGATCTTAGAAGCAGGACCGACATTCTGGAAGCGAGCAGTCAAAGCGGCCAGCAGAGTAGGCAGATCAACCATGTAGTCCTGCTGCTTGTACTTAGACCCAGGAGTAACAGGAAGCTTAACCAACCCAGTCTTAGGATCAATACTGCCACGAGCTAAGTTAGCAAGAATAGTAGCAGGATCTGTGGTATTATTGACACCGCTAAGAGCAGTAGCAGGAAGATTTTGATTAATGAAATTCTGGATTCCTGCGTGCTGCGTTCCTGAGATTTTTCCAGAAGTAGTATCCTGCCTATTAGCTCGAACGATGCCGTTCAAGAAGGACATCAGGTTGGCATTACCCTCTGTCTCTGAGAGATATTTCAAAGGCTGATCTTCAAGACCCTGTAACTTTTCAGCAAGAGTAGCTTGCTTAATTTGATTGTCGACAGAGTTAGGGTCTTCTTCTCTCCTCATCTTTTCAATACTAGCAAGAGTCGACATCGTATCAAGCTGATCCTTAATAGCTTGACGTTCAGCATTAGACCTAGCTGAAGCAGCTTGACCAATTAAGGTGCGGAACGTAGGACCAGCAACTTCAGCTAGAACAGAGTATTTATCAAGCTGTTCCATGATAGCTTGCTGACCATTAATACGAAGGTTACTGATACTCTTGAGAACATCAGTCTGAACATCAGTTCTCTTCTGAGCGTATTCTCGTTGACTGTCTCCTACAGCTTTCTGGGCGATTGACTGGAGCGTTGTCCCAAGCTGTGCAAGATTAGCCTGCGACCCAGCTTTAGAAGTATTAAGCCTAGTTTCGGCTCCAGCCTGCTGAGCAAGTAACCTAGAGATCGGATCATTGCCATATGGATCAGCCTTTAGAGCGTGCTCCTGACCGAGTGCATTTGCACCTTGAGAAAGTCTATCTCTTAATGTACTTCCCGCAGCCTGCGTTGCTTGAATCCCTTGATCGTAAATATTCCCTACTTGTTGAGTACCAGCCTGATAAATATTACCGATGGCTCCTACGTTGTTCTGAAGCTGACCGGCTAACTGTTCCCCAACTTGAGCAATCTTCTGGTCAGCAATCTGACCATACTGCTGCTGAGCCTGAATATCTCGACCAAGAAAATCCTGAATAGTATTAATGGTACTGTGAATAGACATCTCCTGTGGAGCAAGCTGGATTGCCATCTGATCTTTGGCAGTCTGGACATCGCCAGCGTGTGCTCCAGGAGCAGCAAGACTTTGTAAGATTGAGGGAAGCTTAATTCTTTCAGCCATGATTACGCCCTGTTAGTTCCACCCATACCACGGATATCACCTCTCGGAGTAAGGCCCTGCAATCTATTCCAGATATCACCATTAATATCTCCAGTAGCAGGCATACCCTGGGATTGCTTCCATCTAGCTAAAGCAAGCTGAGTCTTCTTACCCATAATTCCATCAAGAGGACCAGGATCAAAGCCTAACTCCGCAAGGATCTTTTGCATATACTTAACATCAACTCCAGTATCAGCAGCTTGCTGTTGAGGAGTCTTAGCAGCAGGAGGCGGTACCTGCGCTAATGCTTGCTGCACAATCTGCTGAGGCGGAGGAGGAGGCTTAAATTGACCTGTAGGCTGAGGTTGAGGTTGAGCTAAACTAGTAAGCCTAGTAGTTATTTGCTCCATCCAAATACGCTGATTGTTAGCCATATCATTAGCAGCCTGAGCCTGCGCTTCAGCAGCAGCTTGCTCTTGCTCCCTAGCAGTTTGTCTCGAAGCTCTATCCGCTTGAGCTGCACCTAATGCATTCTGCCACTGAGCAGCTTGATTAGCACTATCAAAAGCTAAATTCTCCAGCGACCTAGTCTTACCGGTGTTAAGTTCGTTAAGAGCCCTGCCATAATCTTCACTAAGACGGCCTTGCTCTTGTACGTTAACACCAGAGAAAGCAATACCTTGGTTAGCTAGCTTATTCTGGAGAGACTTTTGATTCTGCTCATTAATTCGTCCAGCTTGTTCAACATTCTTAGTATAGTCTTCACCAACACGTTGACTAGCTAACTGATTATTAGAAGTCAACCGAGCAATGTTATTATGAATAGCATTAGTAGCAGCTTCATAGTGAGGATCATAAGCCCAGTTAGAAGGCGCCTGATACTTACCGATAGACTCGCTAAGCTTTCTTAATGATTCGTTAGGATCTACTACTGCGGGAGTAGCATCAGCCATTACCTACCCCTTTTATTCCTCTGCTGAAGCTTTCTCTGAGCCGCAATTTGCATAGCCCTATTAAGCTTTGTTGCGACAGCCTCGGCCCTGGGATTAGCATTAACTACAGAGCCTTGAGGAGCGCTCGTTCTAGCCCTATCTTGCAACGATCTCTGTA